ACATAAACCTCTCTATCATTTTTTTATTTATAATCATATCTTTAATTGATTCGTTTTTTATACAAGTGATTTGTTTTTGTAAAGATATTTCTAATATAAGATGATATAATGTGCAAAAAAGCTATATTTTATGCGATAAATAAAGCTATTGCAATTACAACTCATGTATGATTTATTATCGTATGTTTAACATAAAAAAAGGAGAGATAATGAAACAACAAACTAAAATATATATCAATGAAGCTACTGCTGTTGGTTTTAAACAAATAGCAAGTATGTTTGAAACTTTAAAATTTTATAAAAAAGATAAAGTTTATTTTACTGAAAAAGACATGAATAAATTAAGTGTTTATGCTCTTGAAATGTTGCTTCAAATTGATGAAAAAAAAATAGATGCAAAATTTGATAAGATATTTAAAAGATCAAAAAAGGAGAGAGCATAATGATTACTTTAACTGATAAAGAAACTTTATTAGCACAAGAACTATTAGATACTACTGATGGTACTGATTGTCATATCTGTAAAGAAGATTTTATAGATATTGAAAAATTAAATTGGAATGTTGATACACTTAAAGGAGTGTTTGGTTCTTTAGTATCAAAAAATCTATTAAATTATGTAGATGAAAATGATAATGGAGAAATCTATCAATGGACAATTCCTGTAGATTCAGAACAACAATGTATGAAATTTGATACTGATGAAGAATTATATCAAATTAAAACTGTTGATGATTTACTATTTCAATTTAAAAAACAAAGAGAGGAGAGAGTATAATGAAAAATATATTAAACTTTTTGGAATATCTTAGCTTTGCAATTATAATGTTGTATTTTTTTGCGGGTGGATTTAAAATGACGATAGATTATTTAATAGGAGTTCAATAATGAGAATACCAACTAATTCTACTTTCACTAAAGAAATATCAAAACAATTTAAAAGAATATTTCATAAAGATATGACTTTAGGCGGATTACAAGATTTACAGGAAGAAGTTAATTTAATTAACCCTGTAGATAGTTACTTGGAAAATCAAGTAGCTAATTTGGAGAAAGCTAATGCAGATAAAAAATCTGTTCAAGGCTCAAGAGCAGTACGACAAACAAACTATGAAGGAAAAAGATTTGTTGAAACAACTGTTCAAGCTGAAGCAGAAGAAGAAAAAGTTGGCTGTTGATATTCATAATTTAAAATATCATCAACAACATATATAGAGAGGAATAAACAGATATGAAAAAAATAATACTTTTTACTATGGTATCTTTGACCTTATTACAGGCTTGTTCTTATAAACCTATTATTGATACAGCAGGAAGATCAGGAACATTTAACGAAGATAAAGCTAAAGAAATTACAAACGATATTCAGCATTGTAAATACTTAGCAAAAGAAAATACTAATTTTATTTCAAACATTACATATTGGACACTTAGTCCAACAATGGACACAAAATACGAATCTATTATGAGAAAGTGTTTAGATAAGCGAGGTCATAGTGTCCTTAACTAGAAAAAAAATTCTTGCATATAAATGTGCTAGATGCTTTAGAGAAGATGCTTTAAAATTAGCATGGTTTGTAGGTAGTAATTCTATGTATAGCGATAGCTTACTGTGTAATTCATGCTTTAAAGATCAATTTAATAAACTTAACATTAACGAAAAAAAGGAGTGGTCATTCTATGATAAATAGACGAACAAATACAACAGTAGAAGAAGTCAATTTTTCTATTCAAGAATTACTTCCACAATGGAATGTAAGCAAAAAAGACAATGATGCTATCTTTGATAAGATAGTAGGTCTACAAATCAGAAAGATAAGATTGATGCGTAATAAATCACAAGTAAGATTATCTAATGCAGTTGGAGTAACATTCCAGCAAATTCAAAAGTATGAAAAAGGTTTAAATGCTTGTAGCCATAAAAACCTTAAAAAAATATCTGAATATTTAGATATTGATATTGATTACTTTACAAAACCATTAGATGATTTAAACTTAACATTATTAAAAAGGAGAGATAACAATGTTTACCCATTCAAGACAGAACCGTACTTGGCAAGATAGAAGAATAGAAGCTATGAACAGAGCAATATTCAGAGGAATACTTCCGCATTGGTATTTAGTAGAAGAATATGTAGCTGTGTCACAATCTAAACATAAAACTAAACAAGACTATAAGAGAGAGGTATATAAAAATGACAGTTATTAAAAACGAAGATAAGCATGGTAATCTAATTGAATTTAGACCTAATGATAACAAATACAGATACAAAGTTAATGGTGAAGTTAAACCTGGTGTAACTGGATTGATCGGTAAAAGATTTTCTGGTGGTGGTTTAATGTGGTGGGCTGAGAATTGTGTCTATACTGCAATAGAGCAAATTATGAATTTTGATAAAAAGCCTATTGATGAAATACAGCAGTTCAGATCAAAAGTAGAATCAAGAGTAAAAGAGATTCAATCTGAAGCTAGAGATATAGGTACAAATATGCACTCACTTGCAGAAGATTATGTAAATAAAAAAGAAGTAATTGAACCTGCTACTGAACCATTAAAGACTATGTTTAATAAATTTAAAAAATGGTGGGATAGCAAAGGTTTTGAAGTAATCGCTACTGAAACTACTTGTTATTCTGAAGAATTAGATGTGTGTGGTACATTTGATGCAATAGTAACTCATAAATCATGGAAAGGTAAACACGCACTTGTAGATTTCAAAACTTCTAAAGACTTTTTTATAGATCAACCTATTCAGATCGCTACATATAAAAAGCTAATAGAAGATTCAACGAATCTTAAAATAGACTATCTCTATATTGTAAAAATACCAAAAGACCCTAAAGAGCAGATAGAAATGCGTTTGTTTGAGATTAAACCTAGATACTTGAAAGCATTTAAAGTTTGCAAATTTCTAAATGAATTAGAATTAGACTTTGCAAAAAGACAGCGAGAGTATAATAAACTTAAAAAGGAGAAAAAAAATGTATCAAAAAAATAAATCAAACTATGATAAACCGTTCTGTGGTTTGTCTTTAAGGCTCTATGAAACAGGAAAAAAACCGCCTAGCTACGAATATCATGCTTCATCAACTAAAGCTAAATTCCAATGTAGTTTAACAAAAAAACTATATGGTCTTTCTCAAGTGATGGAGTGGTATCAAACACCAGAAGTTCAGCAATACGCAAAAGCTGGTTACACTTTAAAATGGGGTTCAAAAGTTCAACAAGCTAAAGAAACTAAATATGGTGCTGATACTGAACAAGTAATAACAATCTACATGGTTAAACCTTATAAACCACAAGCTAATGTAGATGGTTTGAAACCAATTAGTCAATCTATGCCTCAACACGCAACTGAATTTGCACCTGATAATGCAACACCTGTTGAGCAATCAGATATGGACGATGAAATTCCATTCTAATGGTTAAATTATCTGAAACTCAAGAAAAACTTATTAGCGATTTCTATAACTTAAAAAAAGATTTCGCTATTAAGTTAGAAGAAATACAAGCATTGTATTTAGAGATTAAATCTTTAGATAAAAAAAATACTAAATTAGAAGAAGAAAATCATAGTCTTAAACAACAAATAAAACAATTAGAAAAAGAAGCGGAGGAGATGTTACTTTACCCATGATAATATTAGGAAAACCAATACATAGAAAATACAATAAATGGATTGTAAGAATCGTATTAACATTTATAATTACAGCAATTTTATTATCAATTTTTTAATAGAGAGTTAAATATGTTATTAAGCAATAAATCATACGAAGAATTAGAAAGAGCATCACAAGAGTGGGCAGAATGGCATAAGAAAAGTATTATTTTAGAAGATGGTAAAAAAGCCATGTTCAGTAAATTGTTTCTTAAATATAAATTGGAAACAAAAACCGTAATAGAGGCAGAGCATAAAGCCAGAACAGATGTTGAATACAGAGAAATCGTTAAGCAATATGCAAATGCTGAAGAAGAATTAATTAAAGCTAGGTATCATTACAATAACTTGGATAAATATATAAGTTTAAAACAATCTGAGTTAAAAAGAGATTTAGCTTTGAATAGTAAAGTTTAAAGAATTCTATTAGCGAAAGTTGATTAAACAAAGCTCCATTTATCAGCTAATAGATAGAGCCATCAGCGAGAGTTGGTGGCTCGTTAAAAAGAATTTTGGGACGAATAAAGATAGTTTTTAAACATGGCTATCACTTTGAATTACCCCAAAATATCAAGATGTTTTTTGGATTAATTTCATCTTGATTAATAGCTAGAGTGGTTTTCTCTCTCTTACCACTTTAGCATAAAGCTAGGGTAGGCAACTAACTGGTTCTGCTTACCCTAGTTTCTAACAACTTCTAAATCTTTTAGATTAGTTTTTTCTGTGATTGGAGTTTCTGAATAATTATAATCTATAACTTCTAAATCATCATTTCTTTCAAGTTCATAAAGAGCATTTAATAATCTTGGTTTGTTAGGTGCAGTATCTATAAATCTAAAACAAACATGGTGATTATAAGGATTCCATCTTGAAGATACTTCAAACTCTACATCTATAATTACTGCATCTATGTCCATAAGACATATTACTATTTTCGTTTAAAGATGTCAGCACCTTTTAATCCATATATTGCTGAACAAATACCAATAAACAATGCTTGATACCATAATGGAAGTTGATCAAAGTATTGAAAGAATAAATCTACCTTTTCTTTTACTGATGGGTCATCAGAGAAAACAGAATACACCAATATAAGAAAAGGAATACTGACGAGAATAAGGACAATTTCGTCCTTAATACCTTTATCATTACTCGCAATAATTTTTTCTTGATACTCAATTTCTCCTCGTGCCATTTTTTCGTAGTGTAATCTTTGTGCTTGTGATTCAAGCATTTTAGATTCTCTACGATTTTCGATTATCTTGGCTCCGACTTTTAAACCTGATGTTAATAAATTCAACCACATTTTATTATTTTTCTTTAAGTTGCTTTGCAAGTTGGCAATAATGAATTATCTTATCATATTTTTCTTCTAAAGTTTCACCTTGTTTATTCCTCACAGCATATTTCACTATATTTCCATCAAAATAATCTAATTTATGTGATGCGATCAATTCTATTGGTTGGATTTTACCTATGTAGTGGTTTCCACCAATTTGTATATCGGTAGCTTTTAAATCGCTTCTATGACGGTCTAATGATGGTTTTTTAGACAATTTTACCTATCCAGTTAGAGTTTTTATCTAAAATCATAGGATAAAGCATAGGTTGACCATTTATGATTGCACCTGTTCCTATTACGAATCTTAATCTAAAATTTTTCGAATAACCAAAAGCGAGGCTGGATTGTTTAGTTAAGCAACCACATTGTAAAGACCATACTAAATTGTCTGGATTGCTAAAATATTGAATATTAAACTTCGAATGAAAGTGGAACTGACATACATTTTTTCCATACTGCATCGCCAATTTTAGACCGTCCGCCGCCATTCCGTGGGTAAAGTAACATTCTGAACCATCACTTAATTTAACATTTAGATCATCTACCCATTCCCAGTTTTTATCTACTTCTAAAAATTCATTATAATGTCTTAAATATGCTCTTGGCATACCATGTTTTAATGCTTTTCTATAGATTAATGATGAGTGATTAGAATGTAATATTATCATCTTAGGAAATATCTTTTTAAGTTCCCATATATATTTTTTAGATTGTCTTAATTCATCTCCAGCACTAGGTAAATCAGGATCAGAATCATGGAAACTAAGTGCGTGTTTATCCAATTCGTCCCCACCACAAACAATAAGATCAGGTTTAATTTTGGCTTTTAATGCTTTTAAAAAATCAAATGCTTGAGGATGGTGGTAAGGAATATGTAAATCGGAGATACAGAGAACGGATTTATACTTCATACAAGTAATGCTTGTACAGTTATTTAGATAGAAAGTAAAGTACCTGTGCTAAAAATATCACAGCTACTGCACCGATACCATAAATGATTTTATCACTTAGACTATCAAACTTGTTATCTAACTTTTGATCTATCTTCTCTATGTCCTCGTGCATATGAGCAAGATGATTATTTTTAATTGTTGAAATATCTTTTTTTAGTCCTGTTACATGACCATACAACGATACGATATGTTCGCCAGTTGTTCTAGGTCTCTTAGCCATTAGCTTTGAACAACTTTCTCTAGTGCTAAAGTAAATCCACCAGAAACAGAAGTAGTAGCATCAGTTAATGCTCTCATCTCAATATCTGTTTTTTCATTGATTTGAATTGGAACAACAAATTGTTGATATACAGGAACAGCAAAAGTAGTTTGAAAACCTACTGTGTTCCAAACATTACCATTATTAACTTCTTTAGTCATAATCTTTGCAGTTAATTCTTTTTGTTTAGATACTCCAGCATAAGCTGACATGATATAACCTTTGTAATTTCTAGGTACACAATAATTCGCTGAAAGTGATGAACCATAAGTTGCTGGAATATAAGCTACTGTTTTTGAATCTACTGTGATTGTAATATTTCCAACATTAGCATCTCCTGTATTTGCTGTAACCATTCTTGCACTAAATACTCTAATAAAAGATGTTGTACTTGCACTTCCACCAATAGAAATAGTTTCAGAAGCTATGTCAAAATTAGAATCTAAACCAGAAATTAAAACTGTTCCTGTATTATCTGATGCAGTATTTGATGAAGTTGCTACAGCAGTAGAAGATGCAGTTGGATATACATAAATTCCACCAACAGAAGATATAGTTTCAAATGTAGATGAGATGTCAGGATTATAACCAAAGATACCAGTTGCACTAAAATTAGAAACAAGTCCTTTTTGAACTCCTAATCCAAATGGCATATTGTTAATATCTATAATACTCATTTTTTCTTTCTCGGTTTATATTTTTTAATAGCTTGTGAAATAAAGATGTTCTTATAAAGACTTACTTTCTTTCCAAACTTTTTATCAGCTTGTCTTTTAGCTGATTTATATGCTTTAGACTTCACATTAAAAGATTTAGGCTTACCTAATTTCTTTGGTCTTGGTTTAGCATATATTGGTTTCTTCTTCATTACTTTTTCTTCTTCTTTTTTTTCTTCTTTTTCTTTTTGTATTTAAACTTGTTTATCATTTCTGATAAAGTTGCTGTAGTAGTAAATCCACTCATTATTTCTTTTTCTTTTTCTTATTCATCATTTTAGATTTCTTTTTAGCTGGTCTTCCTCTACGGCTACCATAAGTTCCTTTTCCCATTGGCATAGTATTCTCCTATTTGTTTGCGTTTCTCATTATACTGGCCAAACTTTCACATCTTTTTGTGGTTTGTTTGTGCCAATTACTATCTATCATTTCTTCACTAGCTTTTAAATAGTTTTGTTGCTTTAATGCTTCCCACATTTTTTTGAATTTCATTACTCTTGGTTTTCCTAATTGAAAACACATTTCAACAATTACACCAAAAACTATATGATTATGCTCTATATTTCTTAGTAATTCTCTAGCTGAATCTAATGCTATTTTAAAATCATTATCAAAAACTTCTTCAAGAGTTTCTTTGTCATAAACAACACCCTCAACAAAGTTATCGGAATCCAATACCAAATGACCATAGCCGATAGTACGAAAACCCAAACTATCGGAATACATAGTGTCCCGAAACCCCTCATGTTGCTTGATTCTTTCTTTAATTTCTTCCATATATTATTTTTCCAATGTTTTAATATATTGATAAATTTTATCATAATAAAGCAAGTGAGTATGTGGTGTGGAGGTAATACCCACTTGCAGATGCTTTATAACATTTTAGGGTTATAAAATCAATTCAGTTAAATTACTATTTGAACCTATTATACCTTTATAAAAAGTATTAAAAGCTAAACTTATTCTAGTGTTAGTTCCTTTTTTTGTATCTACTTGATGAATTGTAGATGATGGAAACATTACTAATTGACCAGTTTCTAATGCAAACCACCATGTATCAGAGTTCCAAATATTATATTGATCTATTTCTGGTTTTATTTGTTGATAGCCTTTTGAATTAGTAAATTTAATTTTATCATTTTTTTTATCACAATCAAAATATAACACACCAGATATAACTGAATTAGGGTGTGAATGTTGATGATGATACTGATTTTCTTCAGTATAGTTTAACCAAGATTGAGTTATATAAAGTTCTATATTATTTTTAGGAGATATAATTTTTTCAAGATAATCTTTACAAGCTGTATCTAAAAACTTTTTTATGTTTTCAAATTCTTTTCTATTTAATATATAATTATCTTTTGTATTATAATTAAGTGTTGGAATATTACCACCACCATTTTGTTTTGTATTATTCTTTTGTTCATTAACAAAATTTAATTCTTCATTGGTAAATTCTCTGTCTATATTTGTCATATAAATAGGTATAGGAAATAAATTATGTATATTAGAGTTAATCATTTTTTAAACTCATACCAACCTGTTATAATATATTTATCCTCATCAATCGTAGTATGACCTTTGTGAGTAAATGTCCAATCAGCACTCCAAATAACAGTTAATCCTTTTTCTGGTTTTACTTTTAATTTTTGATAATACCATTCTGTTTCTCCACCTTGTTTAACATCATTAAGATATGTCATAAAAACTAGATGTCTTTTTGATGAATTTATACTTGCTTTTTCACAATGCCAAGAGTGATATGCTTGTGAGGGTTTATATTTTTGAATATTAAAATCATGTTGTATTCCCCATTCCCTAACATGTTCATCACAAAACTTATATTTTGTTTTATAAAGTTTTATAATTTGACTTAATTCTTTAAAGTATTTATCTAATATAGGAAATTTAACAATATCATTTATCCATAGTTGTAAATCTAAACTATCTTTAACTTTTTTATTAACTTGTCCTTTTCCACTTTCTCCTAATACTTTATTGTTTGAATTATCAAATAATTTAATTAAATCATCACATATAGATAGATCAGATAAATAATATCCATCTATAAAATTGTTATTTGAATTATGTTTATATTCTCTCACACCACTAATTTATATTTATTCTCTTAAATCCCAAGTTTGATTTGTTTCATTCCAATTATATACTTGACCATCTGTAGGATAAGAAATAGGTGCTTCCCATAGACAAGTTGTTTCATTCAATGTCCAAGAATTAAAAGGTTTAGGTGGAATAAAAGCATCTTTGTATTGGTCATATTTAAAACCTATACCAGCATAATTTTTTCTTAATGCTTTTGATTGATCTCCACTTGGTGTAATTCCATCAGATTCATAATGAACACCACCTTTTGTGTTATAAGAAGTTTGTTTCCAAATATCATTTGTTCCATAAAGATTATTTAAAAAATCTATTCCAGCTTGTTCAGTTGTTGCAATATCATTTGATACTTTTTCAACTCTTTCAACTATATTTCCAACTTTTAATTTTGAAAAATGTGCCATAATAATATCCTATGCTGTGTAACTTCCACTTCCTGTAAATTTAATAATTGTATCTGTTCCATCTGTTGTAACAGTTGGAGAGCCTGTTGTTGTACCAGAGTAATCTGCTGTAGGTACTCTTAAAATAACTACACCACTTCCTCCAGCACCTGAATTTCCATTTGCGTGTCTACCACCTCCACCACCACCTAATCCATCTGTACCATTCCCAACAGAATCATCTTTTGTACCATTTCCTCCACCACCTGTTCCACCAGAACCAGCCGAGCCATTATTTAGGTCAGTAGAACCTCCTCCACCTCCAGCATAAGTAGTAGCCGAACCTGTTATTGAATTTGATAAACCATTTCCACCATTACCACCAGAATTTGAAGTACCAGCACTACCAACAGCACCAGCACCTCCTCCACCACCACCACCATATTCTGGAGTACCACTAGAACTACTACCACCATCATTTCCTTGACCTACTGTACCAGAACCACCTGTACCTGTATAACCAGTACCTCCACCAGAACCTCCTGATCTTCCTGAAGCACCAGCACCACCACCAGTACCACCACCCCCTCCTCCTATAGAAGTTACAGTTGAAATTCCTGTACCAGATAAAACACTATCAGAACCATCATTACCTTGTGTTGAGCCAGTTGTTACTGTTGCACCTCCACCACCTACTGTAGCTGTATAAGTTGAACCAATAGTTAATGAAATTGCAGTTCCACCATAATTAGTTAATAAACCTCCAGCACCTCCACCCCCAGAATTACTTAGACCACCACTTCCCCCTCCAGCAACAACTAAATATTCTGCATTAACTGTTTGTGGAGTTTCTAAAGTAACATCATCATCAACACTTGGAATCCAACCTTGTGTTGCACCTGAATAAACTATTCTTACTGATTGACCACTTACATCATAAACAGGATTAGGAGATGAACTACCTTGAAAGTTTAAACTGTTAGTATTTATTGTAACATTATTTGTTCCCCATGTTCTTGCATAATCTACAAATTCTATTGTATCTCCAACACTTGCTGATGCTGGAAGTGTAACAGTACAGGCATTTGAAGTCGTATCAATCCAATAACCATTTCCAGCAGTAGCTGATAAAGTTGTTCCTGTTACGATACTTGATTGCCAATTAGTTCCACCAGCAACATCTCCAAAAGATAAATTGCCTGAACCATCTGTAATTAATGCTTGTCCATTAGTTCCATCTGCTGTTGGATAAGATAAACCATCTATAATAACTTTACCTGTTCCATCAGGTGTGAATGTAATATTTCCATTTGAAACTGAAACTATTGAATTACCATTAACATCTAAATTACCACCTAATTGTGGTGTTGTGTCATTTACTAAATCTGCAACTACTGTACTGTCTAACCAATTAACTGTGTTAGCTGAATAATCTAATTGTGCTAAAGATATATCATCTGTTCCATCAAAAAATTTTAAGGTTGGATTTGTTGCGTTAGTTACATCAAGCCAAACAGTACCAGCAACTGCTGAAGTTGGTCTTGAAGTTCCTGAATTAGAAGTATTGATAGCCTCTAAAGTAGAGTTTAAATCACTACGAAAAGAGGGAAAAGATTGGTTCTGA